GTTGATTGGTCTGCTTGGTGGTTATTTGCCATTATAGTTCTTCTTCTTCTTGTTTGTTAAATTCTATGCCAGTAGTCCAATCTTGTAGGAAAGTAAAGTCCTGCAATCCAGATTGATTGACTACGTTAATTATTTGAAAATCAAATTCTTTATCATTTAAGGCTTCAATATCTTTTGTAAGCTTCTTAATGCCTTCTTTTGAGAATTTGTACTCCCCTTTGTCCGTAAGCAATAAGCAGTCGTTACTATCCGTTTGTGCGTTATCTAAACGTAGGCTTTCCACTTCTGCGTTATAGGCTTCGTGGTATGGCTTTACTTTGTTGTAGATTTGCACTAACTTCTTTTGTGTTTTTGTTTCACTGCTACCGATTACGGCGTTAAGGTTTGCTACTAATTGTAATAGGTCTTTGTTTTTCATACGTTGTTTTTTATTTGTAAAGATATATTAAGGATTTTGAAACGGCAAAGGCAAAGATATAACCTTAGGATTGATTTGGTCTTCAATCTGGCTATTTAAGTTTTGCTCTAATGCCTCTTGGTCAAGTCCTGCTTCTAACCAAGAACATACCATTTCATAAGTAACTTGGTCATAAGGCACGAAGTCCGCAGGGTCAGGAGAAGGAACGCTTAACGTACCATAAACCTCAGCGAAGTAAGTTTTATCGTTTTCTACTTGCTCAGCTTGGTAGCGATAATGTATTACGCAGATAACGTCTGTTAAACCTTCTGCATCTTTAGGGTATGCATCTAAGCTGCTAACTACCCATTTGTAAGTTGTTGCCATTTTTATTTTATTTTATTTATTATACTATTTTTAAAGTTCCGCCGTCATTCCAAATATCCCCACTTGATAAGCCACTTGAAGATGTAGGTAAAGATGTCATCGATACTCTAACTGTTGAGCTTGCGTTATGGTATCTAACTCTAAAGCCATTTGATACGCCCGTTACACCGCAAATAAACATTTCTCTATCAGCTCCACTACTAACATTCACAGTTAATCTATGTGAACCACCTGTGCTGCCAATAAGAACATCTCCCCCACTTGTTATGCGCATACGTTCGGCTGCGTTTGTGCTTAATGAAACATAACCTGCACCAACTTGAGCTATATTAAAAAATCCACCACTAACAGAGTTTTCTATATACACATTAGTTCCTTCGTGATACATATATCCTTTAGCAGTTCCGCCTACACCCCAACCATATAAAGATGTTGATGTTCCATTTAAAAATATTGAACTTCTACTTGCAGCAGTATATGGGTTTGATGTTGTACCAATTAATAAATCATTACCACTACCTCCTGTTATGCGCATACGTTCGCTTCCACCTGCGTTCATTATTAATGCTGCACTTGATGTTAGAGTTCCATTTGTTCCGTCTGCTTCTAATTGTATATAAGCCGAACCTGCTCCTAATCTTGTTGCTCTTATTATTCCACCACCTGAAGCATCTACTTGTAAAGCTACACTTGGCGATGTAGTACCTATACCTACGTTCCCTGAAGTTGGTGCTAATAAAATATTATTATTACCCGTTTGGTTTCCTTGTATTGATAAAGCACCTGTTGAACTACTTCTTGAAAAATCAAAATAAGTAGAACCTGTATTACCTATTCTAAGTATTACTCCGCTATCGTTCGCTCTTAATAATTCTAATGTTCCACCCGGCGATGTAGTACCTATACCTACGTTACCGCCATTCGGAACTAAAGAAAGATTATTGTATCCACTTAAAGCAGTATAAGGTTGAATAAAACCATAGTTGCTTGTAGTGTTAAAACCTATTGATAATCTTTTTAAACTGCTTGTTGCTCCTGAAATTACAAACTGACCTGAGTTAGCATCGTTATTATCTGCTTGTGCGTTTAATATTGATAGTGGAGAAGTAGTACCTATACCTACGTTACCTGAAGCATTTAAAGCCATTACAGCCGTACCATTCACTCCTAATGTTGCAGTGCTTGGACTTCCGCCCGGTGCTGATATATAAAAATAAGTACTTGCACTAACTGTTCTGCTTATTCTAAAGTCAGTTGTTGCAGATGTACCTGCTACTTCTAATACTGCCGCAGGAGAAGTCGTACCAATTCCCAATCTACCACTCGCATCTAACGTCATTGCTTGGGTAAAGGATATAGCGTTACCTGCCGTACCTGAAGGAGCGGTGTACCATTGATGTTGTCCTGATTGCTGATTATATAAAGTAGCAAAGTTACTTATCTTGTAAGATGCAGTTCCGCCACTCCAAGATATATTTGTACCATTAAGGTTTTGATTTGCGCCACTATAAATTGATGCTCCACCATTTGCTAATTCAAACAAAACATAACCACTTAACCCACCCGCACTCGGTGTTACTCCTAAACCTAAATTGCCTGAAGCGTCTAAGGTTGCTTTAACACTTTCAGCTCCTTGCGTTCTAAATTGAATACCATTGTATCCGTGTATATTAGCAGTTCCATCAGAACCTAAATCAGTATTTTTAGAAAAATACACAACTTCTGCTCCATCTGATGTTCTTGACATTCCAACTTTACTTGCATTTATTGTAGTATTTTGATTTGTTGTTCCTGTATTTATTAAAATTCTACTACCATTGTCTTGCGCAATACTATCCCCTATTGTACTTGTACCTGTAAACTTAGGTAGGTAGTTAGTAGTACCTGTACCGGTTACGGGGTTTGTTAAAGCACTTTGCTTATTGTTAAACGTAGTCCAATCCGCACTGCTTAAATATCCGTTTGAACTTCCCGTTGCTTGTGTTATTCCTAAAGTGTTAAGCGAAAAAGTCAAAGGAGCTACAACACTTACTATCCTTGAATTATAAGCAGTATCCCAATTGCTTTGCTTTGTGTCAGTTGGTAAGCTATAACCACTTGCGAAGCTTAGTGCTAAAGTACCGCTTGAAGTAACGGGGCTACCAGATACGCTAAAACCTGTTGGTGCAGATAAACCTACACTTGTTACAGTTCCCACACCTGAGCCACCTACTAAAGCAATCGTTCCCGTTGCATCTGGCAAAGTGTAATATCTCACGGCTGAATTGTTCCAACTAAGTACACCGCCATTGTCTAACCCTTTACCAAAATAAATATTGTTAGCTGAGTTAAAACCAAAAACATTAGAGCCACCAGAACCGCTAAATAAACTATTCGTATTTGCAAAAACACTTATTTGGTTTGTTCCACCTGCAGACGCAATATTAAAGCCTACTGCAAATGTTTTACTTGCACTGATATTTTGGAACGTGTCAGTAGTTACATAGGTACTATTATCATAAGTGATAGTTGTACCCGATGCTTTTACGAAGCCCGTCCCGTTTAACTGCGCTTGTGGTGTGTAGCCTAAAATAGTAGCTATGCTTTTATTTTTCCAAAGGTCTGTTGAACTCTCATAAAATAACCCATCGTTGTTTGAAGGTGTTTGCGCTGCTACGTTATGAAGCTCGTCTAACTCATATCCGTTTTGTATTTTAACCTCGATAATACCTTGAGTAGGGTGTGAACGTACAATTATACCTACATAAACTAAGTGAGCAGGTGCGTATTGTTTTGTGCTTGTATAAGCACCCGCAGTTGTAGAACTCAAATAAAGCTGAGTACCTACGCTATAAGCTTGGGTATCGATGTCGGTTAATCTACCCGCTACTACTACAAATCCGTTATTGTTGTTTGTAATATCATTTTGAACGATGCCGTAAGTTTGTGCGCTTGTGCTATCGCCACTTGCTAAAGCCTTAGTAACTGTTGGCAAGTTACCTTGACCGCCATTGATATATACTACTGTACCCTTTGTTAAAGTTGCACCCGTGCTATTGTAAACTTCAGTAATTAAGTTTTTAGCTTGGTCGATTGTTGTAGGGAATGTTGCTAAAGTTCCGTCTCCTTTAATATACTGCGCTCCCGTACCTGCAAAAGCAAAAGCTAAAGTACCCGATGTAGTTACAGGGCTGCCACTAATTGTAACACTATCGCCTGTAATTGATGCAGCTACGCTTGTAACTGTACCAACCGCACCGCTTGAACGCTGCCAGATAGTTCCTGAATAAATAACATAATCGCCTACCGCAAAAGTAATAGGACCAGCGCCAAAGTTTACTGTTCCTGCTACGTTACAAATATAAACATCTCCAGTATCGCCAGTACCATTTGCTAAAGTCGGTGTGTTAGTAGATGCATTCCAAGTTCCTTTGTATTCCATAATAGAACTCGGTAGCTGACTAATAGGAACTTTACCTTGACTATCCAAAGAAGCATAACCATTTGCGTTGCCCTTCTCACTTCTTAATTGATAAGTGTCTAATAAAGCCTGTGAAGGGAATACTTCTACATAAGCAGAGCCGCTCCACAAATAAAGTTTCTGCGTGTCTTTAGCGCAATAGATAACGTTAATATCGCCTGTTGCAGGAAACCCTGCATAGTTAGTATAAAACGAAACTGCACCGCTAAATATCGCACCTAATTGAGCAAGTGTAATCTTCTTACTTACTCCCGTTGTAGGGTCTCCTATAATAGTTAAATCAGTGCTAACTGGTGCTAACTCGGTCGCTAATTGGTTAATCTTTTTGCCTATCATTATGAATAATTATAGATGCTCGGTACTGCGCATCTGTCGTTTAAGTAAGGTAATTGCATTGTAATATCTATCTTAACTCCTGCAAGATAGTCAGGGTCGCTTTCAGTAAAGTAAGTCATACCTGCATTGTCTCCAATATCCCAAATAGCTTTAGGATAACGTAATTGTGCTACTATGTCTTGACCTACTAAAGTCATATCACTAAGAACTTCGGTTTCGTTGCTTTCCTCCATAAGCATTCTGTCCATAAAGTACAAACTAAATTGAAACTCTATTTGCTTTGCTTGAATGTTAGCACCTGTTAATGTAAAGAACATAGCAGGGTAAGTTACCTCGCCATTGCTTAAACGTTCCCACACATCGCCGAAGTAAACAAAGTTAATTTGTTCGTGGTCGTTTCCGAGTGTCGTTATTTGCTTTACTACTTGATTGAGTGTTAGGCTCATTCTTAATTTTTTCTAAATAAACACGCAGTTTATTTTGGTTTTTAATTGTTGTTACTTTACTCATATTTAGCAATCGCTACACCCTTTGTCTCCTTGGTATAATTCCTCAAAGCTTTTACCTGCGCAGCAATCATAGTCGCCTAACCAAATGCTCGTTGTGTAAGCATCATTCTCAGGGTGTATTGCATCAATGCCACTTCCAGGGTTCAAGTACTCAGGGTAAGTTGTAGAATATTCTTTTAGGTATTTAATCATTCTTTGCTTGTAGAACTCAGCACGGGTCTTGTATCTATTAGCCACGTCAATCATATCTTGCATTGAAGGACTTTCGGTATTCTCTCCTGTCTTCCTTAACAATCCTTTGTTATAGAATTGATAAGACAAACCCATAGGCAACTCACTAAGTACATAGTGTACCAAAGTATCTGCTATGTAATTATCTAATAAAGTTACTTCTGCTGCGTTCAAGTTGTTAGCCGTAATACCTGCTTGTAGTCGGTTGTATAAAGCACTACCAAGTGCAGGTAAGATAAAAATATCTTGTGCAGTTTTAATCTCAGGCAATACAAGTTTCTCGTCTACGTTAGCGTGTAAGCCAGACCTGTCTTTAATATTCTGTACGCTTATGAATAATGTGTTTAAGCTCATTTCTTATTTTCTTTTAACTATGTTTGACTTCCACTCGTGTCTGCAACTTGGACTATGTATGTTTGTTCCTGGCTTAGTATACCAACCGCCTCGTCTATCCCATACGCTATAACCAAGCCTTGCACTCATTTGTTCTATTTCAGTACGGCTATAAAACTTGTTAGCTTCTACTAAGTACTTGCAAAAAGGTCTGCTTGTAGATAAATCGCTATCGTTAAAACCTGCTTTCCACTCGTAAGAATAACGAATTAATATCTCGGTAGTTTGAGGCTTTATAGCTTCTACAATCTTATTAATAGGAGCAGTTAATTGTCTTTCAATAATTATGTTACTATCAATTCCTTTGCCTTGCTTTACTTCGCTTGTCTTAATATAGCCCTTCTCAGTTAAGTCATCAATAACACGCTTAACCGCACCTACATCTTCTTTTAAAGTGTCAGCAATTACCTCAGGAGTTATTCTTTTATCCTTAACAATTAAGTCCAAGATGTTAGATTGTAACTGAGTTACATCTGCAAAGCTTTGGTAATCGTCATCATCGCTAAATCTTGACTTACTTCTAAACACATCGTAAGCACTTCTATCTTCTCCGAACTCAAAGAAAACTTGAAAATCCTCTTCGCTAAATTCTAATTCCTCAGCACCTAACCAAGTTGTTACTTCCTCATCACTCAAAGCATATCCGCCTTTAAGCATTGAACTTGCTTGTTCTCTTGTTATCTTGCCTCTATTGAAGTCCCTAATAATGCGCTGCATATTCTGCCACTCACGACCTTTCAATCCTTTGATGTGTTCGTTTACACTTGTTTCGGCTGCCATTGGTTCTGCTGTTGTTGCAGGACTAGCAATAACATCGCCATCTATTGTAGGCTTCAATGCAACTAAGGCTCTAATTTCATTCTTAGTCATTGACTCTAACACCTTGTTAGCAACCAATGGACTTAGTGCAGCAATACCATCTGTAACTCTTTGTGCTTCGTTACTTGCATCAACTTCTAATGGAGGTAAGTTTAACATTTCTCTAATCTCATCCTTAGACATATTTTGAATTAGTACATTCTCACTAAACTCAATACCGATAGGGTCGGTAGGTATAATCTTTAATTCAACTGTTACACCTGCATATTGACCAAGCATATTAAATACACCTTCAAGTTGCATCTGCTTGTAACGTACATAAGTGTTGTTAAAGATTTCGTAGCTATCACGCATCTGTTGGCGGTTGCCTAACTGACCAGGAGTAGCAATACCGAACAAGTCAGGACTTGTAATTTGGTGTCCGCTAAATATGTTGGTCTGAATTAATTCGTCTACACGGCTAAAATCTTCTTTAGTTAAATCACTTGCACCCAAATCGTCTACAATAGGCTTACGAGTTGCATCGTTTACAAAAGCAAGTAAATACTTCTTGCCGTCTGCACCCGTGTACATATTGTCGAACTGTCTGCTTACTGCACGTTTCTCGTCAGGACTTGGCTCTCCGTTTGGTAAAGTAATAAGTTTACTTGCACTAAATCCTGTTTGAGCATTACCTAAAACGTGCTTACTTACTTCTACATCACTTTCAATATAGTTAAGCGCACCGAAATAACCAGGTAGGCTATAAACGTTCATTCCTGGGCGATACTCTTTAACGTAAAGTATCTGCACACCTTGTGGGTTAGCAGGGTTAAATGCATTGTATATCTCAGCTTTTTCTTGGTTGCGTGTAGCCTTCCAATCTTCTTTATACCAAAACTGAGTATTGTCTTTGTTAGTTCTAATCTTTGTATAATCACAATGCCACAACTCAGCTACCTGACCGCCCATTACTGACCAAATAACTTGGATATAAGCACCGCCAAATAGTTCTAAATCTAAAGCAACCTTTTTAGTAAGGTCATTTAGGCTCTCTTCTCTATTAACTTTTTTAACAATAGCATCCTCTCCTGCCCATCCGTTCCCTACAATGTAGTTTACTTTGTTTCTTACAATAGCATTATGCTTTGCAGATTTGTTAAATAGGTCTAATAGGTATTGAGGATAGTCATTATTCTGACCATACTGCATATACCCTTCGCCTTTTTTCTCTTTATATTCAGGCTGCTTTGCTTCCGCAAATGTCAATACTTGTATTTCCATTATTGTCTAATTGTGAATGTGCTTGTTGTTTCGTATTCTGTGAATGATATAGTAGTTCCTGAAAGCTCCATAATGCCGCTTTCAAGCAGGTTTAAGCCTGTCGGGTCTGTGTTGGTAGTACTTGTTTGTTCGTAGATTGTGTAGGTGTATTGCCCGTTTAAAGCCGTATTAAAGTAGCTATTAACTACAATACTAAACTCGTTGTATCTATCCTTATAAGGACTAATATCCGTATTGTTTAGCTTAACAAATTTAATGTCCGTATTGGTGCTTCTATTCTCGAACACAAATAAATAGTTAGGATTAGTAAGCGTCTGCTTTTCAGTTAGCGTCAAAATGATATTTTGGGTCTGCCCTTTCGTTAATTGTAACATCAACTATAAATATACTAAGAGGCAAAACTTTGCAAAATAAAAAACCCCCACCTAATTAAAGGCAGGGGCATCTATATACAAAACCAAAACAACCTAAGAACCTGCGGTTGTAAGGGCTGCTGCCACAACAGAGTTTACCTCTGGAGCAAGAGCCGCTTCCGCACCTGTGAAGGTCAAAGTGTAACCACTTCTGTCGCCTTCTGCAGTACCTGTACCTGCGCTACCGCCTGTAAGGTCTAAGCCTCTTGTTTTACCTAAGTACCAGTATTTGCCGTTGTTATCTTTGGCAACTGCTACTAAAGTGTTTTGAGCCAACAACAAGATTTCGTTTCTTGTGTTCGCTTGTAATTTGTTTAATACAACAGTTAATTCTGGAGCATAGAAGATAGTACCATTCTGTACGTTTGCGTTTACATTCTCAACTAATTGAGAAGTACCCTTAACAAGTTCGTACTTGTAGAACTTTTTACCTGCTGCCTTAACAAGTGCGGTAATAACACCACTTGCTTCGGTTGTAGAGGTAACGTCTGCTGCTGCTGCAAAATAAACTTCTGTAATACCGCCCAATGAATCTTTACAGTCAAGGGTGTAATTCTGAGAAAGTGCGCAACTCATTTGTTAAATATTATTAGTTTTAAAAAAGTGGGTAGGTGTATTTCAACCTACCCGATAAATTATGCAAGGATAAACTTCACTACTTCGTCAGGGAAGGCGATGTTTACACCCATCTTAAACTCAGATACAAAACGTACTTGGTCAGCTTCTTTAGCATAGAAAATTTCAAACTTTTCTTCTTCGTTCAATAAGTCAGTACCTAAGAACATATTGCTTAAACGCATAGCGTAAACTTTGTTAGTTCCGTTAAGACCTGCAACTGCAATAACTTTGATTGTAGTACCCGGTAATACGAATTCGCTATCAGCTTTAACATCAATTTGGTAATTGAAAGAACCGCTATTTTTAAGAGCAATAGTGTAAGTACGGAATAAATCTTGACCACAGAAGATAGTCATATCGTCAGCAGCTACAACTTGTGCAGGGATAGCTTGGTAAACACCATCAAAGATAGAGATTACGTTTGCAGCAGTGATAGAGCTTAAAGGCGCACCTGAAATAAAAGTTGAAGCGTTAGCAGCAACAACACCTGAAGCAGCGCCGATTAATTTTACAAGCCCGTCAAAGCGGTTAAGGTTAACATTCACACTTGAAGTGTCGCCAGTCCATAACGCAGTTTCTAATTGAGCAGCAATTGTCTTAGCTTTCTTTTCAGAATACTCTTGCTCAAAAGGAATACTGTCATACATAGAACCTGTAGGTAAAGCTTTTTGTAAATACTTTGCTTCAAGGTCTTTAGGACATAAAGCTTCGTTTACTTTAATTTTACCAGGAGTTACAGTACGTTGAGTAAAGGTAGTAGAACCAGAAGCATTAAAGCCACAAGAAGCACCATCTTGAAAGATAGCGTCTGTGCTTAAAATATTTATCTTCTCAGAACTCTTAACGCCAACCATAACATTTCCAGCGCTCTTAATAAG